CGACTTTGTGAAGTCTAATCCTGTAGCAGTACAAGGTTTAGTTAGCCACATCTTGCAACACGTTTCCTTAATGGCACAAAACGAAGCACAAGAAATGGCTATGCAAGACCCAGCCATGATGCAACAGTTGCAACAAGAACAAATGATGATGGACCAAGGACAACAAGTACCGCCTAATCCTCAAATGGCAAACTATGTAGCTACTGCAGAACTAGGAGCACTACAACAAATTATGCCAAGACTAGAAGAAATATTAGATGTTGAAGATGGCGTAGTAGAACTGAAGAATAAAGAACTAGATATACGTGAACAAGAAAACGAAGACGATAAAGAAATAGCTGAAAGAAAACTAGAATTAGAAGAAGAGAAAATAAAATCTCAAGAAGATATTGCCGCCCTAAGAGCTGGTGTCGACAGAGACCGCAATAGACGTGGAGGCAAATCATAGACGAACTTAATTTCACGTACTTAGTTCAACGTGCTATCTCTAATAAAGAGGAACAAATAAAAGAAATAATGGCTAGTGGCGGTGTAGAAAACCACGAGCATTATCAGAACTTAGTTGGTCAAATCCAAGCACTGAACTTTTTACGTGAAGAAATTAAATCTTTATTAGATAGGATGGAACACGAAGATGAGTAAATCAGCATTAGAAGAAAAATGGGAAACCAAAACAGAAGACGAAGGTATTTTAGATAAAGCCTACGTTGGTGGTAAAAAGAAAGGCGACCCTAAATCACTAAACCCAGAAAAACTAGAAGAAAGCGTTATTGAACAGCTTCCAGAACCTACTGGGTGGCGTATATTAGTTTTACCGTATAAGGCTAAACAAAAAACCAAAGGTGGTATTTTGTTGGCAAATGAAACTTTAGATAGGCAACAAGCAGCAACTACGTTGGGATATGTTTTAAAAGTAGGAAGTTTAGCGTATACTGGAGACAGATTTTCCACAGGTCCGTGGTGTAAGAAAGGCGATTGGATATTGTTCGCACGATATGCAGGGTCAAGAATCGACATAGACGGTGGAGAAATAAAGATACTGAATGACGACGAGATTATAGCCGTAGTGCCAGAACCCGAGTCCATTCTGCATAACTTTTAACTACATGGAGAGGTACCATGCAAAACGAAATGACCACAGACCGAGCTGAAGAGCTAGTGCCATTAGACACAGACGGCAATGAAGTAGAGGTCGAACTAGAAGAATCTAAAGTTACGGAAGTAATTGAAGAAGAAGCTACCCCAGAACCAGAAGCTGTAGAGGAAGAAGATTCTTCCGAACATGAAGAATATGGCAAGAAGGTTGAAACCCGCATAAATAAACTGACTGCAAAACTAAGAGAAGCTGAACGTAGAGAAGAAGCTGCTACTAATTTTGCTCAGTCTATGCAACAAGAAAACAAAACATTAAAAACAAGAACGACGGACTTAAATACAAACTATCTAACTGCAGAAGCTCAAAGAATTACTGCAGAAACCGAAAGAGCAAAGAACGAGCTAAGACTAGCTAACGAAACAAGTGATACAGAAAAACAAACAGAAGCCCAATCTAAGATTGCGGCATTGGCAGTGGAAGCTCAAAGAATTACTGAGTTAACTAAAGAAAAGCCAGAATCAGCAGAAACAGAAGTTGAAGTGCCAGAAGCACCTCAACAGCAACAAGAGTACGCTGCTCCTACACCTGACCCTAAAGCTCAAGAATGGGCTGACAGCAATGACTGGTTTGGTTCAGATAGAGCAATGACTATGACTGCTTTTGCAATTCATGAAGATTTAGTTAATGAAGGAATTGACCCTACTACAGATGACTACTATACTGAAGTAGATAATAGAATTCGTAACGAGTTTCCTCATAAATTTAATGAGGACTCTTCGCAGAAAAGCCGACCCGTTCAAGCGGTAGCACCAGTTAAAAGAGGTGCTAAAACTGGACGCAAATCTGTGAAACTCACACCTTCACAGGTAGCAATAGCTAAAAAATTGGGTGTGCCACTTGAAGAGTACGCGAAATATGTTAAATAACGTGGAGGTAACATAAATGGCAAAATCAACAAAAAACGACGTAAGTCGTCAACCACGCGAAGCCCAGAGTAGAGAGCATAGCTCTGAAAGAAAACCTTGGGCACCCCCGTCCGCTTTGGATGCACCTAATCCCCCTGAAGGATATATTCACAGATGGGTGAGAACAGAGGTCAGAGGATATGATGACCGTAAGAACATGTCAGCCAGACTTAGAGAAGGCTGGGAACCTGTTCGAGCAGACGAATATCCTGACTTTGAATCTCCCTCACTTGATGAAGGTAGATATGCAGGAGTGATTGGCGTAGGTGGACTAATTCTTTGCAGAATTCCTAAGGAAACTGTGGATGAAAGAAGTGAATACTTCAAAGCAAAGACAAGGGACCAAATGTTGTCAGTAGACAACGATTTGATGAAAGAAGAGCATCAAGCCATGCCTATTAATAAAAATAGACAAAGTCGCGTAACATTTGGCGGAACTCAATCGAAAGATTAAGTTCTATAATTTTAATTTGTTTGAATTTAGGATAATTTTATGGCAAATGTAGATTCAGCTTTTGGACTAAGACCTTACGAGGGCTTATCTCCATCAGGTGCTATTCCACAAGCTAGAAAATACCTTATCAACCCATCAGGCTTCGGCTCTAACATCTATCAAGGTGACTTAGTTAAATTTAACGGCGGTTACATTGAACAAGCTGGTGTTAGTGACGCAAACATTGTTGGTGTTTTTAATGGTGTTAACTATCAAAGTTCTGACGGTCCAGTATGGAGCAACTTCTACACAGCTAGTACAACTGCTAGTTCTGGAGACATTGAGGTCTACATTTATGATGACCCCAATACATTGTTTATCATACAAGGTGATTCTGACACAGCATCTACTCAAGCTGCTGTAGGAAGAAACGCTGATACTGTCGGTACAGGCGGAAGCACTACAACTGGTTTATCATCCAGAGAATTAGACGTAAGCACACTAGCAACTACTGCAGGTTTGCAGCTTAAAGTAGTTGGTGTTGTGGACAATCCAAAAAATGGAACTATTGCAGGAACACACGCTAATTTGATTGTTCAAATTAACGAACACGCCTACAAAGGTCCAGTAGCAGGTACATAATCATGGCTATATCAAGAGCACAATTAGTTAAGGAATTAGAACCCGGACTAAATGCACTTTTTGGTCTCGAATACGACAAGTATGAAAACGAACACGCCGAAATTTTCGACGCGGAGTCTTCAGACAGAGCATTCGAGGAAGAAGTGATGCTTTCAGGCTTTGACGCTGCACCAGTAAAATCAGAAGGTTCAGGAGTGGCATTTGACTCTGCTCAAGAATCTTTCACTGCTAGATATACACACGAAACTGTGGCATTAGCTTTCTCTATTACAGAAGAAGCTATTGAAGATAACTTGTATGACAAGTTATCTGCTCGTTACACTCGTGCGTTAGCTAGAAGTATGTCTACAACTAAGCAAATTAAAGCAGCCTCAGTTTTAAACAATGCGTTCAACAGCAGTTTCGCTGGAGGCGACGGTAAAGAGCTCTGTGCTACTGACCACCCAACTATTGGTGGCGGTAACTTCAGAAATGAGCTTTCAACTGCCGCAGACTTAAACGAAACTTCTTTAGAACAAGCATTGATTGACATTGCGGCGTTCATTGACGAACGTGGATTAAAAATAGCTGTACAAGGAACTAAGTTAATTATTCCAAAAGAGCTACAATTCACTGCTGACAGATTGCTTGAAACTAACTTAAGAGTGGGTACTTCTGATAACGACTTAAACGCTATCAGAAACATGGGCATGATTCCTCAGGGATACGTGGTCAACCACTACTTAACAGACACTGATGCTTTCTTTATTAAGACTGACGCACCTAACGGATTTAAAATGTTCGAAAGGTCACCTGTCAGAACTTCTATGGAAGCAGACTTTGATACTGGTAATGTGCGTTACAAAGCTAGAGAAAGATACTCATTTGGGTTCTCTGACCCAAGATGTGTCTTCGGTTCTCCGGGAGCGTAACCTAGTCGTTTAACTTAAGGAACCTCTGGCGGGGGTTTCTCACTCAACCCGCCAACTTTTACTATGGACAAAATAAACCCTCAACACTACAAAGATGGCTCAATCGAGTGTATTGATGCTATTCAATCAGCCATGTCTGAGAAAGCTTTCTCTGGTTACTTAAAAGGTAATGTACTTAAATATATGTGGCGATACGAAAAGAAAAACGGTAAAGAAGACCTAGAAAAAGCTAGGTGGTATTTAAATAAGTTACTTGATACAATAAAATAATATTCCGAGCATTCGAATAACACTGTATGACTGGCTCGGCAGACTTAATCGACATGCAGTAATTTAAGGAGCTAATATGGCAACTTCAACATTCAATGGTCCAATTCGTTCAGAAAATGGATTCAAAACTATAATTAAAAATAGTTCAGGCGGTCTCACTAATGAGATGACTCTTTCAACTTACAGCACTTCTATCACTATCGCTGCTTCAGGTACTGACCACAAGGAAAGTTCAATAGGTATACCATCAAACTTTATACCTATGGGTGTAGCGATTACTGTAACTAGTGCCGCTGCTAACAACGTAAACTTAGTAGACATTGGTACTGATGCAGATACTGATGGTTTTGTAGATGGTATCTCAGTAGCTATTAACTCAGCTGGTTTCAAAGGATTTTTCCCTTGCAACGGAGTTTTAGGTATGTCTGGTGGTACTACAACTGCAGCTACTGAAACAGCTGATGAAGTAGAAGTAGTTATTTCTGGAACAGCAGGAGCTGGTGGAGTAGTAGCGTTAAAATTCTTTGGAATTGCGTCTGACTCACCAACTGCATAATAGGAGCTAACTATGGCAGGACGAATGACAGGTTCTGATGTTGTAACATCATCTGTAACCTCAACTGGCGATATGACTACTAAGCGTTCAAGGCTTCGTGGTTTTGTTGTGTCAGGTGGGTCTTCAGATGGCACAGTTACTTTTAAAAATACTAGTTCAGGTTCAACACTATTAGTGTTACCTGTAAACGCTGATACTACCGAAACATTAAATATTCCAGACAACGGAATATTATTTGTAGATGGTATACATGCAACACTATCTAATATAGATAGAGTAACTATATTTTTTACAGGGTAATTAGTGGCAACTTCGGGTACTACAGCCTTTGACTTGAGCGTTGATGAGCTTATTGAAGAAGCTTATGAGCGTTGTGGAGTTGAATTAAGAACAGGGTACGATTTAGAAAGTGCAAGAAGGTCATTAAATATTATGATGGCTGATTGGGCTAACCGTGGACTTAATCAATGGACAATAGAACAACGCTCAGTCACAGTTACCTCAGGAACTAATTTTATAGATATTGGTACTGACGTAGTTGATATTACCGAAGCTGTAATTAGAAGAAGTGGCACCGATATACAACTAAGCAGAATTAGTCGTTCTGATTTTTTATTTACACCGTCTAAAGATAGTACAGGCAGACCGAATCAGTATTTTTTAGACAGACAAACAACACCTAGAATTTTTTTGTTTCCAACACCAGAAAATTCTACTGACACATTAATTTACAATGCGTTAACTAGAATACAAGATGTAGGAGACTACACAAACAACATGGAAATAGTATTTAGATTTATACCTTGCATGGTAGCAGGACTAGCATATTACTTAGCTATGAAAAGAAACCCTGCAGCTTTAGCAAATCTAAAAACAGTTTATGACGAAGAATTTAATAGAGCAGCATTCATGGATAGAGAAGGAGGTAGCTCTAAATTTGTAGGTTCTTAACATGAGTTTCGCTACGGCAAAATACGCATATGGTTTGTGTGACCAATGTGGTCAAAGATATAAATTAAAAAGACTCAAAAAACAATGGGACGGCATAAAGTCTTGTCCACAATGTTTTGATATAAAACACCCACAACTACAGCCTAAAAATAGACCAGCTGACCCAGAAGCTTTACGTGACCCTAGACCAAATACAGATATAGAAATATTTAATGGCAAAATAATTAGTGATGATGTTATTGGCAGCAACCTTAATGGTCTTAGAATAGTAAGTAGTTTGGGAAGTATAGAAGTCGGAGCAGATGTAGTAGCTAATCCAGATACTTCAAGTGTTACAACAGCTTTGACAGGACAAACTTTAACAAGTTCACTAGGAACACCAACTATAGCCACTAACGTTACCATTGTCCCTGTAGGCGGACTAGCAGCAGAACTTATCGCTTCAACTGGAGCAGTGACTGTTTTATCTAATCAAACAACTTACGTAGTTACTGTCAATTCTTTTGGAGGTGGTAACAAATACTTTATAGATAGCGTAGTTTACCCAACGTTAAATTTATCTGAAGGTAACACGTATATATTTGACCAGTCACATTCTAGCAATACAAATCACCCATTTAGATTTTCTACAACTTCAAATGGAACACATGCAGGAGGAAGCGAATATACAACAGGAGTAACAACATACGGAACTCCGGGTAATGCAGGAGCATACACACAAATTACTGTAGCTGTTGGAGCACCAACACTTTATTATTACTGTACTAATCACTCTGGCATGGGTGGACAAGCAAATACACCATAAATTTAATGATATAATCAACTATGAGTTTTACTTACGGCACACTAAAAACAACTGTACAAAACTATTTAGATACAGAAGAAACTGCTTTTGTAGCCACCCTACCTACTTTTATAACTACAGCAGAAGAAAGGATTTTAAAAAGTGCAAACTTAAATGTATTTAGAAAAAATGTAACTGGGCAACTAACAGCTGGTAATACTTACCTAACTAAGCCAACAGATTTTATAAGAACCTTTAGTTTAGCTGTGATAGAAAACAATGTTTATGATTACTTATTACTAAAACACGCTAGTTTTATGAGAGAGTATTCAAATGACGCAACTACAGTAAGTAAAAGAGCTAAACCTAAATACTATGGTCAGTTTGATGAAACTACTTTTATCTTGGGTCCAGTGCCAGACCAAGCATACAATATAGAACTACATTACTTTTATGAACCCGCTTCTTTAACAGCAGGTTTAGATAATGGTACAACGTGGCTATCTCAAAATGCTAGAGATGCTTTGCTTTATGGAACTTTAGTTGAAGGAGCAATGTTTCAAAAACTACCATTAAATGAAGTACAAGCCTATGAAAATAGATTCCAAGAAGCATTGGTTAAGTTAAAAGCAGAGCAAGAACTACTTGGTACAAGACAAGAATATTATACGGACAGACCTAGAGCTAATAATTTAGCTGGTAAAACATGAGTTTTGAGATAAAAGTTACCTCTAATTTAGGAAACATTTCAGTAGCCACAGTAGATGAAAAGGGACACTCAGCGGAGTATCTAGCACAAAGATGTGCAGATAAAATTTGTGGCATTTCAGAGAACGCTGCTCCTGAAGTTAGACAACAAGCAGAAGCTTTTAAGGTAGCTATTTACAATACAATCCTTTATTATATGAAACAAGCTATCACTAGTGATAGGACAACAGTGACAGGGCTTCTTAAGAAGCAGGGTCACAATGATTTAGCTAAAATTATTAAGGAGCTTTAACATGGCAATAACTTCAACTTTGACAACTAGTTTTAAAACCGAACTTTTAACTGGGACTCATAACTTCACCAATAGTAGTGGAGATACTTTTAAATTAGCACTTTTTACAAGTTCTGCTACTTTAGGAGCAGCTACTACAGCTTTTGCAACTACTAATGAAGTTTCTGGTTCTGGTTACACTTCAGGTGGAGGAACTCTTACTAACGTTACTCCGTCAGCTGATGGAACTACTGCAATCACAGATTTTGCAGACCTAACTTTTAGTAGTGCTACAATAACTGCTAGAGGTTGTTTAATTTATAACAGTTCTGATTCTAACAAAGCAGTAGCTAGTATAGATTTTGGTGGTGACAAAACATCTACTAACGGTGACTTTACTATTCAGTTCCCGGCAGCAGCGGCAAGTACAGCTATTATTAGAATAGCGTAGGAGAAGAGCATGGCTCATGTCCTAAACGATAGGGTAAAAGAGACCACTACTTCTACTGGTACAGGCACAATTAACCTAGCTGGTGCTGATGCTGGTTTTGAAGGCTTTGTATCAGCAATCGGTAACTCTAATACAACTTATTATGCTATTGCTCATCAAACATCTAATGAGTTTGAAATAGGTATAGGCACAGTTACTGATGCTTCTCCAGACACTTTATCTAGAACTACTGTTATAAGCAGCACAAATTCAGACAGTCTTGTAGATTTCTCTGCAGGAACTAAAGATGTATTTTGTACATTACCTGCAAGTAAAGCTGTCTTCTTTGACGAAAGCTCTGGAAGTTCAGATGTAGCTATAGGTAGTAGAGGTACTAATCCTTTAGCATTAGGAATTACAGGAACAGTTCTTGCTGTATCTGAAGCTAGTGATGTAGCTAGTGTACAAATAGATGGTGTTACAGGTACTCGTATAGATATGGGAACAAGTGGCAGTAGAAATGCTGTCTTTTTTACTGATGCTACTCAGTTGGAAATAGCAAGAACTACAGACCATCCGATTAAATTTAAAATAAATGCTAATGAAACTGCAAGATTTACGAGTAGCGGTATGGAATTTGCTGCTGGAAAAAATATATCAAATGCTTCTGGAGATTTAACTATAGATTGTCCAGCAGATATTGTTCTTGATGCAGATGGTGGAAATATAGAAATGAAAGATGATGGACTTCATTTTTATTCTATAAGCAGAAGCGGAGATAACGCAATTATTCAAAGTGTTATATCAGATGGAGATGTAATAATACAAGGTAATGATGGTGGTACAGGAATTACTGCCCTTACTCTTGATATGTCATCAGCAGGTGCTGCAACTTTTAACAGCACAGTTTCACACAAAGGAAGCACAGCTTCTAGTGCTGCAAATTTTATTTCTTCTTGGAATAATACAGGTCAAAGCTACAATGGTTATCTTTATGCAGATAGTGGAGGCACAGGTATTTTTTCTCATTCTTCTGCTGCCATACAAGAGGGAATTTACTTTCAAAACAGTACAGACAAAACTATTTTTTATAATCAGGGAGCTGCAAGAGGACAAATTGATGGCTCTGGTAATGTAATTTTTGTAGGAAATATAACAGCGTATGGAAGTACATCAGACATAAGATTGAAAGAAAATGTTGAAGTTATCTCTGATGCTATTAATAAAGTAAAACAATTAAAAGGAATTACTTTTAATTACAAAAAAGATGGAAAGAAAAGCACAGGTTTAATAGCACAAGATTTAGAAAAAGTATTACCAGAAGCAGTTTATGAATCTTCTGATATAGATGATGATAATGATAAACACTTAGCCATTCGTTATGGCAATACAGTAGGTTTATTAGTAGAAGCAATTAAAGAACAACAAGAACAAATAGATACTTTAAATGACTATGTAAAATTACAGTCAGCTACTATTATGGACATGGAAAGAAGATTAAATGAATTAGAGGATAAGTAATGGCTTTATCAAGTTCAGGTGCAATATCCATGAGTCAAATACAATCTGAGTGGGGTGGTAGTAATCCTATCAGTATGAGTGAGTATTATAGTGGTGCTTTACAAACCGATGATTTGTCTGACTCTCAATCCCTTTCCATTTCAAGTCATAGCACAAGTGTCGTCACACCTGCTACTAAACTTATAGGTGCCTATACTACTTATTATTATAATAATGGTTGGAAAAATACAAATCTAGCAGGTACTACAACTCCTGCTTTAGGTTCTGCTTCTGCAACTTTTACTAAAATATCAGGAACTGACTCCACAG